GAACAAACTGCCGAACCTCTCATTACACCCCACGAATTCTCTAATGAGCCAGAAGTACCGGATCCGGCTGCTACAAATTCTTTTGCGTTAAATATTCTATAATTTACCATTTTTATTTATTTATACTATTTTTTAATTCACTTAATAATTCATAACTCATCATCAATGCAGATAGATGTTGTTCTTTAATCTTTTTTGTAGATTTTATTTTTTTAATATTAGATATAGTTTCTGTTAATTTAATTTTAGTTACTTTATCTGATATTTTAGAGCCTACTTCTTTTAATGCATCTACCAATTTTGTAACTTCAGAAGAAACATATTCATTTAATTTTCCCGTATTATTAATATTATTTATGTACTCTCTTAGTAATCGCTTCTGTTCTGTATTTAAGTTCTTATATTTGGAATTAAATGATTCAACTAACAACTTATATGATATTGCTCTCAAATCCTCATCTTGCTTCTTATACTGCTCTAAAACAGCATCTTTAATTTTTGCATCTTTATTTTGAATTGAAGAATTAATTATATTTTCTGCAATTGTAAAACGAGAACTAACTATATCAGTTGGGTCAAATTGGTCATCAACTGTTACGGTTTCAAATATTTTATAAATTGATGCTAATGTTTTATAATTTGAAATGGGTGATTTAATAAATTCATCTAAATTATACGTTTCTTTAATTTCTTTAATAAGATTATATTTTTCCTTTATTAGTTTTTTTTCATCTAACCTCTTTCTTGCTTCTAATATTGTATTAATAAATTGTTCAGCTTTTGATTCTGAATTATATTTTTCATTTATTAAATACTGATATAGTTTTAATTCCTTTGATAATTCTTTTTTAGAATTAAAATGTTCTTTTAAAATTTTTTCAGCTATTGATTTATTAGCTGACATAATTTCTGATGTAATCTGTCTTACTAATAATTCAAATATAAATCCTGTATTTTTGAACTTTGAATGTTTTATTTTTTTCATTAAGTGATACTATTTTTCAGATATAAATATATTTTTCTATGGGATTATTACTTTTTATTTAAATTCTCTGTTAAAATCTTTTTTTTATTACCATTCATATCCTTAAATATCTCCATATATGAATTTCTTGATTTGTATTTTACAGATCCTTCTTTTTGTTTTAAGCTCTTAATACCCAATGGGTCTCTACCTTCTGGATGGTCATCTTTACCATATCTAACCGGGTCTTTAGGTCTACCGACTTTTCCATCTTCTTCTAGTTCAGTTTTTAATCGGTTTAATTCTTCTTCTACATTAGTTGGTTCATCTGTTCCAGTTTCTTTGGCAGGGTCAACGCCTTGTGTTTCTATTGATGTCAATCTGAAAGTTTGTTTAGTATCATCTAATACTTGCAATGTAAGTTGGTCTTGTTCATCTTTGGCTAATCCCATAATTGCTTCATACATCCATTCTTTGGAGAACATCTTTGTCATTTGCATTTGTTGAATCAATGCTACCTTTGATGTATATAATTCTACCTTTTCTTGTTCATATATTTTAGATGGAATTGTTAACTCCAAACTAAAATCCATTAAACGATCATCGGTTATACCTTGTGCATATAGATGAATGATTGCTATCTTAGTTAATTCTGAAATCAATACTCTTTGTACTCTTTCAATTGTTTTTGCAAATCTTACATCTTGTGAAGCAAGTGTTGCTTTACCGCTTGTATCTTCTTCATATCCCAAATATGCTTTTGGTATTTTCAATGCAGCCATCATCTTACCTTTTAGGTAATTGAGGTCATCAATCATATTGTATTCCAATCCTTTAAGAGTATCAATTGATGTACCATTATCACTACCACGAACTGGCATATAATAATCTTCAATAAGGTTTTGAATATTATATTTTAAATTATATTCACCGGTCTTTTCATCAACAAATGGAACTTTTTTAGAATTGTTGATAATCTTTTGCATATAGTTATCAACTTCGTTTGGTGGAATATTTCCCACATCTACTTTAAAAATTCTTTTTTCAGGAGCTCTCATTACTCTGTGAATTAGCATTGCATCCTCCATCAACATCAATTGCTTCCAAACCCTTCTACCACCTTCAATCACAGATTTTCCGTATGGTAAGAAGTTTGCATCGCCATTTAAACGAAAGTGTGCTATTTCATAGTTCTCATATTCTTTTTTTGCAGTTTGTCCAACTGCATTATATGGATTTTGATATGGTGCGTATACAAACTTAACTCTTTGTGGATTTTGTGGGTCAAATTGTTCTAACCTTGTCATTTCATATGTAGATAGTGGGTTTACATTTATAATACCCAACTTATCGGCTATTTCCAATTGTAAATAAAAATCTCCATATTTTACAAGATTTCTAGTCCACATCCATAAAGTATGTTCTACGTTTAAAATATCGTAAAAAAGATTTTCTAATATTTGTTTAATATTATCATCTTCATGATGTATTTTTAAAACATTTCCCATTTCGTTACGAGCTGTACATTCATCCGAATAAACATCCAACGCAGATGATAAAATTGGGTCAGTATCCATTGAATCATAATCTCTAAATAAATCAATCCTAACCTGTTGGTATGCCATTGATGATTCAGTAACACCTGTTCCGTAGTTTGTAACTTTTAGTTTCATAAAACGGTCTACAAGGTTTGTAGTCATTGATTGATATTCATCTGTATCTACGACTTTAACACCATCTTGGGTCTTACGAACAATTGTGTTTGTTGAAAATAATCTTTGTAACCTACTAAATATTGATTTATCTGCCATTTTTATATAATTCTATTTTTCTAAATATATGAAAAATATTTGGTATTACCAAACATTACCATTTCCTACAACTCCAATAATTTGCTTTTGTTCTTGGACCTGGACTATCACAATTCATTCTTGCTCTAAATGATTTTCTAGCAGCTGGGTTTGATTTTCTAATTTTCATTCCCTTTTGGCCAAAGTTTACCTTAATAACATTACCTGCGGGGTTCTTTACATATACTTTAAATTTTTTAACATCACCTTGCATTGGTTTTCCTAATTGTACTTCTCTACCCTGATACTCTGCTTCTCTTAAACATTGACATCCTTCATTTAGGTTTTTATCATAGGTTCTCATAAAAGAAATAAAATCTACCATATCCTCATCTTCTACATCATATTCTTCTGGTTCAACCAATCCATAATTAACATCATCATCACTATTAATATCTTCACTTATAGGAACACAATTTGGAACTTGTTTACCATTTTTCATTTTACCACCAACTTGCTTATACCCATCCCAACAATCTTCACATAATGCGTTAGCTTCTCCCTCATTACAAGTTTTCCAACCACCACCTTTACCTTTATAATTTTTTGCTGCCCATCCGTTTGCGTATGCAGATGGATATACATCAAATTTAGATTTTGCAGCTGATTTAGATGCAGACCACTTACCTGGGTCTGTTGGACAATTCTTTTCTAAAAATAAATTTAGTCTTTCTTCTATATTCATATTTTCATTTTTTTTCTTTCCTGCACAATGTGCTTTTTGAGAGAAACCTTTTGGATTATTACAATCTATACTACTTTTATATTTTTGACTCCAATCTTCATTGTTTGGTTTTGTAGAAACATTTATTGGCGATTTACCTTGCCCACTACTATTTTTACCACCCCTTCCTGCATCATTTTGTGCTGCTCTTTTTCTACGAGTTGCACTTTCTTTTTCTTTTTTACTCATTCCGGATGCTTTTGCAGCAGGGACACATTTTGCATATCCACTTTTTTCTCCTGAAGTTCCGCATGGTGGGTGTTTTCCATCAACTTTTTTAGCAATGTTTACCCATTTTTCTTTAAACCATTTATTTAAATCTTCATTCATCTATTATAGTTTCAACATATAAATATATAAAAATTAACGAAGTAACCAACTTAAGTTTTCTGTTTCTCCTTTACCCAAATCCATCTCATATGGATTCTTTGTCATATGGCCTGTTGAAATGAACCCTTCGTACTTACTTATTTGGGATGCATTCAACATACTTCGTGTCAAATCAATACCTTCTTGTCTTAAGCGAAGTGCTGTATTACGAACCCACAATCCAATACTTAATGCCATAATAAGGTCATCATTATATCCTTTCATAGCTTCTGCTCTACCACCATTCCAAATAAATGTAAACATTTCATCTATTAATCTACTTGAACGAATTAAGATTTCTTTTTCATTCATATAGGAATCTAATGCCGATATGATGAGAGGACGTGTTTTAGATGTTGTACTAAATCCTGCAACCATCTGCCTTTCATCTCTATAATATTTGTTACTCATTTGCCTTTCCGTATCAACATATTTCAAATCGTTACTCATATAAAAAAGATTTGCGTATCCTCTATCTATGACCTGTTGAATACATGCCCATCCTACGTTTGAGTTTTCAATTACTAATAATGCGTTATTATATTCTGTTGCTAATGCTGTTAAGAAGTTTCCAAAATCTTTTGTATCAATTTTACCTCTATACTCACCTACCTGCGATGAATCTTCAATATCAATTATTTGGGCAGTTGAATAATCCGAACTATCACCTCTGGCAACATCCGCACAAACCATATATTGTCTATTATAGTTTGGATGTTCCCATATCCACAGATTACCATCAAATCCTCTTTTTTCAACAGGATCCATTATGTAGGTATCTTTATACCAAGTCAATAAAGCTGCCTCTATTACTGTATCTCCTGAACCCACAAAATCACAATCACATTCTTGTGCCGCGCCTTTCACTCCTAAAATACGAGTTTGTTCATCTCTCCAGGCCTGATTTCTTTCTGGATGAACAGTCCAATGTAAATTTATATTATTAAATCCATTTGAACCACTTTCTCCATCTACCCACATTTTATGAAACCAATTACCAACTCCATTTGGTGTAGATAATACAATTGCATTACCACCGGTTGATAGGGTTGATTGTGCTGATAACCAAATTTCATCAATATCTCTAATGAATGCAGCCTCATCCACAACCAATAGAGATAGGGCTTCTGAACGTCCTGCATCTGGAGAAGATGCTATTGCTTTTACTTGTGAACCATTTTTTAATTTAAGGGAAAGTTTATTATCTTCAACAGATGAACTACCTCCATCTCTTAACCAAACAGGAAGTAAGTCGTGCATAACTCTTACCTTCTCTACTAAATTCTTTGCTACCGTTACTTTGGTTGCAATTACCAATGCGTTAAAGTCCTGATTAAACAACATCTTCCATAAAATAAAACCTGCAGAAAGGGTTGATAATCCTAACTGGCGTGATTTTAAAATAATATTAAAACGATTTTCTTTGAAGTCTGTTAAACACTCTTCCTGGAAAGGATAAAGGTGAAAGGGTATTTTTCCTCTCACCGGGTGCTGAATTACACAATATTTTTTCATGAAGTAAATGGGGTCTAATCCACATTTACGATATTCTTCAGCTATTATCTCTTTAAGGCTTTTCTTTGGTTGGCCTTGTACTGACATTATTTCTTTGCTTTTATTTTCCAATATACACCTGCTCCAATGTAAGGCGATAGTTTGCCTGTATTTCCTTCTACAACTTTATTAGTTATTCCTAGACCTAATTGATATAATTTATCTCTTTTAGTTTTATAAATAATACCTGCTCCAATATTTGCAACAACATCTTCCTTGTTAAACCCACCATTAAATCCATAATATAATTGTGCTTTTGCTGGCTCTTTTACAATAAGTGTTTCTTTAACCAATCTCTCTTTTACTTTGGCATTAAACGTTCTACCTTCAATTCTATTTTTATGAATAGTATCGGTTACTGCTATAAATCCTAAAGAATCAGGCAATGTTAATGTATCTTGATAAATAACTTTTGCTAAATAATCTTTTAAAAGAGCTGCTGTATCTACATCTATTAACTTAATAGTAGTATCATGTTCTATAACTTCATGTACGATATCTTTACCTTTTTTAGTTACAATTTTTTCTTTTTCAATTTCAAATGTATCAATTGTATGTTTGATAACCTCATATGATTTTCCTTCTATGTATATTTTTTTACCACCTGGTATTACACCTGGGTTACAATATTGTATAAGGAATATGATTGCTAATACTACAATTGCTATGTTTTTTAAATTCAATAATTTTTTCATCTTTTTTGTTTTTGGTTTTTATTTTATTAATTCTGGGTGGTTTAGTTCTCTAAATTTATCTTCTAATGCTGCTTTTCTTTGTAATAATAATTCTATTACATCGTATGCATCATCTATATCAGTTTTCAAATCCTGTTTTACTTTTTCAATATCAACATCCCATGTCCACTTTTCAACTCTACCATCTTCTGTAACTACCTCATAGTGAGCTTTTATTCCTTGCATACTATCTTCTAACTTATCTTTCAATTCTCTAACATGTGCAAGTTTATTTTTTGTTATTTTATAATCTTCATAGAATGGATATGTACCATCGAATTTTAATTTTGTTTCATATTTTGCTAAACAAGTTGCACAAAATCCAGTTCTTCTGATTAGTTTTTTATCAGCGTTACTATATTTTGACGTTTCACATTCATCAGATGAGCATGTACTTAATTTTTGTAAGTATTGCCTAACATCATCCATTTGTGATACATTAGCCCTGTAACCTTCCTTTTGTTCCCACTCCTTACCATCGGAATCTGTCCATCTATCACCTACATTTCTTTTTGTTTCCGCTTCAGCTTCATACCCAAATACTCTTTGAGTATTATCTTCTCTTCCAAAAACCGTGTCAATAATGAGTTTACGAGATTTGTGCATCCCTTTTGATTTCTCATCAAAACTTTTTCTTTTTGCCATATTTCTATACTTTTATAACTATTTATATATAATATATATATCAAATTATTCGTAAAAGATACCAAGTATCTGATTTAATGGTGCAAA